GAAAGAGCTTTATGAGTTCTTAACTAAAAAATAGAATAAAGGAAGATTAATATGAATACAAATTTTGAGGAGTTGATGAAACAACTCTGTAACAATTTAAGTTTTTCCCAGTACGATGTATTTGTTTTCATTAATGATAATAATAGCGAAGATAGGCAAATGTATAATTTCAAAATGAATAACATAGGAGTTTTTGAAACTGAACTAAAAAAAGAGATGTTAATTAGATTAAACGATTGGGAAATATCCCCGAAGAACTTAAAAGGTAAAAATCTTTTCATGGAAGATATTAAAAATGGAGTGTTAAATCTCTTGACATGGGAGATTGATAATGTTAAACTTACAAGTGAGTTCATTCACCCTACAGGATTTCTTTTAACTTTAATGGTAAGTCCAATTCTTTCAGGTGAAACAACTCCGATTAAGTAATATAGAACAAGGAGAAAAAGTTATGTACGAGTATAAAGAGTTTAAGTTAAATCCAATGCAGAATTTTCAAGATGAGTTAAACAAGTTTGTTAAAGAAAACAATGTCATGAAGCATTTTGTAGTTGGATATGATGTAGCGAGAAATGGCGATGCTTTAACATTTGGGGATTCAGTAACTAGATATGTATTAGTAAGATATGAAAGTGAACGGGAGTAGATTTTTATGTATAAGATTAAACAGTTTAAAGATAATTTTCTATATAGTGCATCACTTTTACTAAATGATTTCATTGATGAAAATAACATTACAGACTATGAGGTATTGTATTGTAATTCATTATTAGACAGTAATGATAATATAGTTATGTCTATTGTTATAAAATACAAAGAAGCACCAGAAGGCAGTGTAGTAACTTTAAATGATAAGGTGTACTTCATTGGAAAAGACCCACAAGATGCCTTGAATTTTCTGTCTAATCTAGACTTTCTAACACAGCAAGAATCAGAGGATATTTCATTTGGAAATGTAGAATCTATTGTAGAGAATGGTACAGATATATATAAGATTATTTAAGAGGAGAGAGTGTTAATGGATTTAGCTGTTAATATGACATTAGAGTTTGAGGAGTCAATATTTGAGCTAGAGGTTTATTTCAATCATTATCAATCTGTTATGAGAGCTTTTGAACAAAGTTCGTACTTAAAGAATGACAATGGTACTTTAGTTATTTCAGATGTTAATGGAAATGAATTTGCATTTTTAGTTGACGACTTAAAAAGAGTGTGGTACAATAGACTTACAAAAGATAAGACAATCAAGATGACAAATAAAAAGACAGGAGATGTTCTATAATGGAATTACAGATTAAACTATTAAATGAGGACGCTACATTACCTACAAAGGCACACGATACTGATTCAGGATTTGACTTATATGCGTCTAAAGAGCTAACTATCAAACCAGGAGAGACAGTAATTGTGCCAACAGGCGTTGCTGTTAAATTTCCAGAACTATGGGGTGGTATGATTAGACCACGCTCTGGTATGACTGCTAAGACTAAATTAAGAGTTCAGACAGGAACTATTGACAATGACTACACTGGTGAAATTGGAATCATTGTAGATAACATTGGGCAAGATGAAATCAAGATTGATAAAGGATTAAAGTTAGCTCAAATGGTATTAGAGCATATCCCTCTAGTCGATGTTAAAGTAGTAGATGAACTAGAACATGGAGTAAGAGGAGAAAAAGGATATGGGAGCACTGGTGAAAGATGAAAGATATTATAATGGTTGTATTAATGTTCCTAGCAGTGCTTATCGTAGATGTTTTATTAACAATTGTTATACCAGCATATATTCTTGAGTATGCGTTCAGTTTAACTTCATTAGATTTATCATTAAAATTCTTTATTGTGCTACTAACTGCAAATAGATTAGTGTTTGGTGTTATAAATCTAGGAAGATAGAGAGTAGGGGAGGAAGAACCTCCCTTTTTAAATATTTATAGGGAGTGAAAGAGTGAGTAGGTTATTAAAATGTTATGGTGAAGATTGTGTGAGAAACAATATTAAACACCCTAAGGAAGCGTTAACAAAATATAAAAGTAAAAACTATTGTAATCACTGTTTAGATAAACTCAAGAAACAAGAGGAACAAAAAGATAAGTTGTTTGAGTATATAAAAGAACAGTATGACATTCTGTTTGTTACACCTTTAATGCAGAAACATATAAATGAAATGAGAGCTCATGGATTAAGTTATAAGATGGTTCATGCACTGATTCACTATTGTTTAGAGGTAAAAGATAGTTTTAATAAGCCAGACCCTAAATTTGGTTTGTTTTTATATAGCAATTATTATGAAGAGATGATACAATATTATAAGAACAAGAAATTAAAGAAACAACAGAATGAAAATAAGAAGATAGAAAAGAAAACCGTAACTATAGATAGCACAAAACTAAATAGAAACACTTACAAGAACAGTAAGCTATACGACATGGAGGAATAGATTTATGGAACAGAGAAATTTAAGTAATTTAAACCCAATTAGAGATATATACAATGTGATTGGCTCTATTTGTCAAGACACAGAATTGTTGAGACATGAAGATACAAAATTAAAACCAGATGACTTCATGCAAGAGTTACACCAGATTGTATTTAAAGCAATCAATAACATTGTATATAACGCAAGTGGTGATAAAGTTACAACTGTTACTGCTGTAGATATTGACAACTATCTTAGTCTATATCCAACTCAATACAAAAAATGGAATGACCAAAATGGATTTGAGTACATTGAGAACTGCTTAAAACATGCTAATAGAGAGGTCTACTGGCAATCATACAGTAGAGTAAAGAAGATGTCTTTACTTAGAGCTTATGTGAATAGAGGTTTTGATGTCACAGAGATTTATGATTGGGAAACAGATGACTTTCTAACAAGAGAGAAGTCACTTAAAGAATTAGACAAGATGGACTTAAAGGATATATTCCAGTATTTCACCCTTAAAAATTTAAAAGTAAAAGAGGAATATAACATTGAAACAGAAGGTAAACAATTTAAAGCAGGTGCAGATATTAAAGGTTTACTAGAAAGATTTAAAGAAGGAGTGGAATATGGAGCACCATATCCAAATGAGTTTGAAAACTTCTTATTTAGAGGACAAAGAAAAGGAAAAGTAGTTATTCGTTCAGGTGCTTCAGGTACTTTAAAAACATCAATCAGTATTGCAAATATGGTGAATAACGCAGTAACAAAAATATACAAGGACGGGGCATGGCAATATAACGGAATTGCATTACCTTCTTTATTTATCTCAACAGAATTAGATGAAGACGAGTTAAACGTAATCGCCTTAGCTTATATTACTGGTATTCCTAGAAAAGTAATTATGGACGGTTTATTCACAAGAGAACAAGAAGAGATACTCATTGAGGCAGGAGATATTTTAGAGAAGAGTCCTTTATATATGTATCATATTCCCAACTTCTCTGTGCAGGATATAGAAGAGGTTATTGAGAGAAACATATTAGATAATGACGTAGGGTATATTAGCTTCGACTATATTCAATTAACTAGCAAATTAACAAAAACTACAGCAGAACTATATGGACAGCAGCAACGTGAAGACCAGGTACTATTGCATTTGTCATCATCTTTAAAAACAATGGCAGAAAAATACAATGTATATATTGAAACAGGGACTCAACTAAACAGAAACTCTAAGGACGAGGACAATTGGGACGCTACAAGTATTAGAGGAGGTAGCTCTATAATTGACAAGTGTGACGTTGCAGAGTTACTATTTAGAGCTAAGGAAAAACATTTAGATAATATAAAACATATTCTCGAGTCTAATGGTTTTGGTAAAGAGCCAACATACCTAAGAGTGTGTTTCAAAAATCGGGCAGGAATGGCAGATGTGATTATTTGGAGTAGAATGAACGCATCTACTGTTAGAGAGGAAGTCCTATTTTGTACGGACTTAGATTACAATATTATTGAAGAAGTAGAGAAATTAACGTATGAATTTTCAGAACATAAAACTGAAAAAGATGTAGAGAAAGAAAAGAACTATGCAGAAGGAAATAAAGTATTTGGCGATATTGATAGTCAAAAAGAAGAAATAGATTTTTAATAGGTGATTATATTGGAGGATAACATAGGTAAGAGATTTGGTAGATTAACTATACTTGATGAAAAAAGAGTGCGAAAAGGAAATAGAACAAGAATTGTATATGTTTGCAAATGCGATTGTGGAACTATAAGAGATTTCTCAAAGTATAGTGTATTGAGAAGCACATCAATTTCCTGTGGTTGTGCAAGAAAAGAAAGAATGACAAAACATGGTCTTACTAATCATAGTTTGTATGGTATATGGGACGGAATGAGAAAAAGGTGTGATAATAAAAACTATGAAGGTTATAAAAATTATGGTGGTAGAGGAATTAAGTATGATGAATCATGGAGAGATAATCCTAAAAAATTCATCAATGATATAGAAAAAAATTTAGGAAAAAGACCTAGTAAAAAACACAGTTTAGATAGAATTGACAATGATAAAGGTTACTACATCGAAAACCTACGGTGGGCTGACTACACAGAACAAGCAAGAAATAGAAGAAGTATGACTTCTACTAAACATTATTGTATATCAGAAATACATGATTGTAACTTTTTAGTTACAGTCCTGAAAAATGGATATAGAAGACAATCAGCCACTATGTATACAATAGATGAGGCGATTAAGATAAGAGACCTATGGGAGAAAGAATGGGAAGAAGATGAGTTAAAGTGGATAGATGATACTGTAAATAAAAACTATAAAAAACACTTGTCTAACCATAGGTATAGAAACTCTACTGGTTATAAGTGTATTAGCAGGAGAGGCGAGAGTAAATTTCTTGTTCGTGTATATAAAGAGAAAAAGTGTAGAAATGTTACTAAAAAAACATTAGAAGATGCTATAAAAATTAGAGATTTATGGATAAATGAATACAAGGAAAATCCAGAAAAATGGATAGAAGATACGGTAAATAACAATTATAAAAAATCAGTATAAAAGGAGGGGTGGGTATTGAATGCTAACAATATAAAAAAGAACATCTCAGAAAATGACATTTTTTCTTTCTTGCAGGATTTAGGAGGAGAACCCTATAAACAAGGCAATTCTATTATATCAAGAACAATATGTCATAACCCACCTCACAATGGCTCTCATAAGCTATACTATGATATTGACAGAAAATTTTTTCATTGTTTTACGGAATGTAGCTGTTCATACGATATATTCTCATTGATTGAGCAAGTAAAAGGAATGGATTTTAAGGAGTCACTTAAATATACAAAAGAATATTTTGGATATTCAAGTGATAGCAGTTCTGTGGATTATTCTGAACAAATTGACATGTCTTTCTTTAACACGTTTAATAAAAAAACAGAGTTTAAGAAACTGCCATCTTATGACGAAAAAGTGTTAAGAGTCTTTGATGACAAATACCATGTTAGCTGGGTGAGAGATTATATTTCACCAGACATAATGAAAAAATATAATATTAAGTTAGATATATTAAGACAAAGAATTATAATACCTCACTATGATATAGATGATAGATTAGTTGGTATTAGGGTTAGAAACCTAGATGAGGATATGGTAGAACGTGGAATGAAGTATGTTCCACTATTCACCTCTAAAACAACCAACTATAGGCACATGACAGGTTCTAATCTATATGGTTTAAATGTCACAAAGAACAATATAGAGGCTGTTAAAAAGGTTGTTCTGTTTGAGGGAGAGAAATCAGTCTTAGCTTTAGACACTTTTTATGGTGGTAAAGGCATAGGTGTTGGTGTTAGTGGAGCTAATCTTAGTGAATATCAGCGTCATATACTTAATAAATTAGACATAGAAGAAGTTGTTATTGCTTTTGATAAAGAATTTTATAAGATTGGAGACTCCCTAGAGAAGTTCTATGCAGAAAAGATAGAGAAAACAATCATAAATAAACTTAAAGCTAGTTATAATGTAAGTGTAATATGGGACACTAAAGACCTCTTAGATTATAAGGACAGTCCTACAGACAAAGGAAAAGATGTTTGGTTAGAACTGTGGGATAATAGAATAAGGATAAACTAAAAGATTAGGAGATAGATTTTATGGAGGAATATAAAAAATGAAAACAAGTGAGTTTATTAAAAAGTTAGATAAGCATAAAGGGAAATTTCTCATAGAAAACATTTCTTCAGATGACGAACTATATTTAACTTCTATAAAGACGAGTCAGTTTAATATTACTTTTTATCATGATGCAGAACCTGATGGAATTATCGGCATCATCGCAGAATATTTAAACACACCTGTGAGAAAACGTGAAGAAGAGAAGAAGTACTATTTGAGGCAGATAGGTATTGGCTCTTGGAGTTTCTTAAACTTTAATATTAATTCACAAGAATATATTGTAGCAGGTAAAAAAGATGATTATACGTATAAAACCCAATTCACCCAATCAGAAATAGATGAATTACCAGAGTGCTATACTCACCCAGCAGTTTGGGAACAAATATTAGTTGAGGAGTAAGATAATGTTTAAGGTAGTAAGAGCTGATAGTAATCAAAAGAAAGTAATCTTTGAGGGAGAAACAGAAGAAGAGGCGAAAGATTACTTAAATAAATGTTTAAAATGGGACTCAAATAGAATATATGAGTATTACATTACAGATGAGAAAGTGGAATACAAGAAAAAGAGGAAAAGAAAGAGTTGACTTTGTTTAATATCTTATGATACAATGTAATCAGGAGGAGATTTTATATGTTAAGTATGATTTTTATTGTTTGTTTGTCTACTCTAGTATTAAATGGATTAGCTCTTTATTTATATTTTAATATATTTAAAGAAGAAAGTTACACTTATGAGGAGGTAGAAAGAGAATTGGAATGGAAAGTAGAGGATATTGGAGAGTTGCAGGAATGGATTGGAGCTTATATGCAATTCATCTATGATATTGTAGACTTTAGTGAAAGATATTCTAGTGCAGATATGGATAAGTTAAATGAAACTTTAGACGGTATATTTGAAAGTTGTGACTTAGAAGATGTTGAGTTTAACCTAGAAAAGTATAGAACAGTGTTTGAGGACGCTACAGGATTACCTGTATTAAGAGATAGAGGAATTACAGAGGCTTTAATTAGAGGTATCTCAAATGATGAATGGACTGAAATACTAATTAAGGCTGATAATAACATGTATGATTTAGTAAGTGATTACGCTAAACTTAAATTAAAACAAAAAAGAGGGGAATAAATAGATGGAAATTGTAGAAAAGAAACAGGTACATGATAACATAATTGACAATATTTTGTATAATAGTCATGTAGACATTGATTATCACTTAAATCCAACAAAAGAGGGTTTTGATAGTAGTGTCAAGAAATGTACCTTTTATCCTGGAATTATGATGCTAAATGAGCATATTTATGAGCATAATACTATTGGGATTGCTATAGATAGCGATGTCGACGGCTTCACCTCCAGTGCTCTACTATATAAATTCCTGGTAAATGACTTAGGTGTAGATGAGAGTTTAATTAAAGTGCTACACCACAACTCAAAAGCACATGGTATTACAAAACATATACAAGAACAAATGTATGAGAAAGCAATTGACATACTGTTAGTTCCAGATGCTGGAAGTAATGACAGAGAGGCACACTTTACTCTAAATGAGAAAGGTGTGGATATCTTAATCTTAGACCACCACCAATATGACTTTTTATTAGAACCACATGAACGTACAATTATTATCAATAACCAAAATCCAGATAATAAGTTGAATAAAAACTTAACTGGTGTTGGGGTGGTCTATAAGTTTATTGAGGCATATAAAGAGGAATTAAATATAGATGTAGATGTCACTAAGTATTTAGATTTAGTTATGTTAGGACAAACAGCAGATGTTTCTGATATATCAGATAAAGAGTTAAGGTACTACATTGCACAAGGTGTAGATAATCCATTAAATAAATTATTATTAACCACTTTAAAAGATAAAGATTTAGAGAGTGGCTTTGCCACAAGAGATATGTCATTTAGTTTAATTTCAATGATTAACTCTGTGAGTAGAGTGGGAACACTAGATGAAAAACAGTTATTGTTTAAAGCACTGGTGAGCGATGATGATACATTAGGCTATGAGATAACTAAACGCTCTAAAAACAAGAGTACTGGTAAGATGGAAACGCATAGTCTACCAGCATCATTACATGACATTACCTATAATACCCTTAAGAAAGTAAAGGGACGACAGGATAGATTAGTAAAGAAAGCCATGCAAGAAATAGAATATATTAATCAAGATAAAGTTCTCATTGGAACTATCCCTAAAGAATATCCTACAAGTGTAAATGGATTAGTTGCTATGAAGATTATGAGTAAGACTGGATTACCAGTTATGATTGGTGAATATAAGAACGGTATGTATGCAGGTTCAGCTAGAGCGAACTTTAATTTAAACCAATTCCTTGATGAAACTAACCTGTTCAAATACGTACAAGGACACTTACAGGCTTTTGGTTGGGGAATATCAGAAGGTAACTTAAATAAGTTTATTGAATTATTACATGAAAAAGATTTAGAAACAGACTTGACACACTATGTAGATAGAGTGTATAATAGTATTAACCACAAACCTTACTTAGATGTTATGGACATTGAAGATAACAAGAATGTGTTTGGTGGTAAACTACAATTTCCTTTACTAGCTTTTAAGGACGTATCATTCCATAAGAGCTGTATAAATGCAAGGGGGAGTGTGCTTAACTTATTTGATAATGAATTATCTTTTGTGATGTTTAACTCAAAACCAGAGCTATATAATGAACTCATGGATAACCTTAAGAGTGATAGGGTATATGTAAATATTGTAGGAGAGCCTGGATTAGATTGGAATAATAAACCTCAAATAGTCATTAAAGACATAGAAGTTATTGAACAGCACGAGGAATTAGTTAATGACTGGGGAATTGATTTCTAATGAAAGTATTAGCTATAGACTGGTCATTTGCTAAAACAGGTGTAGCTGTGCTAGACTTGAGTACAGATAAAGTAGATATTATCTACTCAGGTTTAATAGAGACAGACCCGAAAGATGAGCCTATGGAAAGAGTGCGACATAGTTTACATGAGGTAATTAAACTATACAATAAACATGCAGTGGAACTTATCATTAAAGAGTCCTCTGTAGTAGGTAGACAAGCTACAGCAATGCCTGTGATTAAATCTCATGGTGCTTTAGAGTATTATTGCTATGTGAATACTATTCCTTTAGAGGAAATGCACAATCAGACAATTAAAGCATTTGCTAGAAGATATTTAATTGATGACTATGGTTTTACTAAGGAAGAAGTAAAGAAATTAAATACAAAAGAAATAGTTGCAAAGTTTTTAGAGTTATGGTACAATAGAGATATGAAAGAGATATACACTCCTAGAGGTAGGTTATTAGATGATATAGCTGATGCTATCTTAATAGGTATTGTATATAAAAATAAACATAATATAGGAGAATGATATTTATGTTAGAAATTGAGATAGAACAATTAAAAAATGAGATTAAACTAAAAACTAATATGAAAGATGTACAAGACTTGATTGACAAAAGAATTAAAGAATTATCAAAAGATACTATAAATTATATTGATAATACAAACAAGAAAGATGGTACATTAAATATTGGGGGAGGGAATTTATTACCTAAATTTACAGATAAACGCTGGAGAGTTAGTCAACCTCAATTCATAAAAGATGACTATACAATAGAAATACCTTCTGGAAATGAAAATATTTTAATGATTGTTTTAGATTTAGAACCTAACACTGACTATATCTACACTCACAACACAAATTATATGCGTTGGCATATTCAAAAAGTAAATGATGATGGAAGTACAGAATTAATTGAATATAATTCAGTCGGTGGGTATGAAGTTCGCCCATTCAATACAAGAGGGCACACTAAATTCAAATTAACTATAAGTACAGGGGGACATTACATTGAAAAAGACCGTTTCTTAAAATATTTAAAACTTGAAAAAGGGAACGCACCTACAGATTGGTCTCCAGACCCAGAGGATTCTGAGAATGATATATCTAACATCAACAACACTCAAAACTTTATAAATAAAAACGAAGAATATTTATTAGAGTGTCTTAAAAATAATATTGACATCATAAATAAAAAGCTAGACGAACAAAAAGTTATTATTAATACGATTAAAAAACAAATATAATATAGGAGAATGATAAATATGTTAAAGATTTACAAAACTATTGACAGAAGTTCTTATGAGGTAAATGTAGAAGCAGGACAAGTAAGATATGCACCAGACTTAGATTGGGTTGTATTAGTAATTGAACATGATGAGGCATTTAATGCAGTATTACTATCTTGTCCAGATGAAGGTATTGATTTTTCATTAAACTCACCATCTAGACCTCAAACAAAAGAAGAAATTGAATCAGAGTACCCTATTATCTTAGACGCTTCATTGGAAGTAGAATAGTATGGTGAGCAGTTTAATAGGAGTGTTTGTGGGTATATCCTTTGTATTAGGGTATATCCCACAGCTCAACAACTTATTAAAAGCACTCTTCAACAACAAGACAGCAGAGGGTGTGTCTATTACATTTTGGTATTTAATATCACTAGCATTAGCATTAACATACGCTAACTTTAACAGTACAGAGAGTAGTTTATGGGTCATAGTTCCACAAGGCTTAAATGCTAGTATGGCTTTTCTAATCTTGGTTACAGTGATTATGATAAGGTTTAATTTATGCCATTCACTGGTGTACAGCACAGGATTAGGATTGTCTATATATGCTATATCACAGTTGTTATCTACAGATATAGCTCAAACAGTAGCCACTATATGTATTGTAGTAGCTTACTTTACACAGATATATCACTTATACAAGAGTAAGACAGCTGAAGGACTTAGTATTCTATTGTTCTTATTTATTGCTTTGTCATTAGCTTTAATGACTGTAAACATTTTTATTACAGGTTCATATAGCTATGGTGGAGTAACAGAAATAATTAATTTACTTATGGTTTTAGTTATAGTATTCCTAATATGGAACTATAATAGAAAAGGAGAAAATAATATATGATTACACTTTTAGGAATTTTATCTTTCTTTGCATTAATTATTGCGTTTATGGCACAACCAAAAGCAACACCTTATAGCGACTATAAGATTTACAGAAAGAGAATGACACATGAACAAGCAAGACAAGTAGTAGCTTATGACATTGCTAAGAAACAAATTAAAGAAGAGAATAAAAATAACTCAACATTTCACTCTTTAAGCACTAAACAAAAAAGAGAAATCTATATTTTAAGAAAAGATAGAATCTTAGAAAATGAAAACTTTGATGATATTTATTTAGTAGAAAATGGCAGACACTATGAGGAGGCTCTTTAATGGATATTACAGTAAGCAAACAAGAATATTATAGCACTGTAGAACACCTAGAAAACATTACAGATAAACTAAGAGATGAACTAAATAGAACTAAAGGCAAGACATTAAAAGAACATGAGAACATGAGCAACTTATTAGAATTAGTTCAAGAGCTTATTACATTAAGAAATGAGATGTTAAGTATTTCAGGTGTTGACATTAATGAAGAAGATATGTATAATAAAGGTACAGTATCTGATAGAAATATTGAATTAGGAGATGATTCTTAGTGCGAGAAAAGGATTTAGACAAAGAACGAAAGATTAGAGAGTTTTTAGATAGAGAGTTTGGAGAAGATATTAACATTAAAGATTATCAGATTGTTCACAACATAGACCCAGAATATAACAAAAAAGATTATGAGTTATTACTAAAGAAGGCTAAAATGTTTGATGAGATTGTCTCTATATTATCTGAAGAGTATGTCATTAGAAGAAAGTCTAATATTGTAGAATCAAGTGATGTCTATGATTGATAACATAAAGGAGGCTATTGAGGCACAGGAGAGATTCTGTGAAGAACACGATGTCCCTAGATTTGCTCCTTATGACGGAAACTGTTTTAGATGTGGGAGAAACATTTATGACACACGCAGTGAGTATTCGTTTAATGGAGATAAAGTTGAATATGGCATATCTGTAAAAGAAGCATCAACAGAGCATATTACAGGTTGTCCATATTGCTATAGGAGTTTTTGTGACTAGTGAAAAATAATTTTTTAAATGATTTTACAGCTAGTTTTATAACTATATTGGTTATACTTGCAATACCGTATTTTTTAAATGAGTGTCTTTTAGGTCTTGAATCACCAATTGAGTTCCTTTATTATTGTTTCTTTATTGGATTTATTGGAACTACAATAGCAAATTTACCAGGAGAGGATTAAATTATGGAAAACAAAAGAGAAGAATTACTAGAAAGTCTTATTGAAGAAGTAGAAAAACACAACAAGTCATACGTTATTATGATAGAAAATGATGATGAGGAAAGTATTCAAAATAGAATTAATGCTACACCAGAATTTCTTGCATCATCTGCTCTTGAGGCATTAAATGTTATTTTTAAAAAGATTGAAGAGGATAATAAAGAAGAGTTGTCACATGATGGTAAATTAAAATTAGTTGATACTCTACTAAAAATACAATTCGATAATAATTAGGGTTGACACTCCTTTGCACTATATGTTATAATTAATGTATAGTAAAGCAAAGGAGTTTTTATATGAGTTATTTTAACAAAGAAAAGAAAGAAATATATGAGAAGAAAGTAAAGAGAGTGAATGATTATGGTGAGTTTCATTTTAGAGTTAAGTTAGAGTATGACTATACTGATGAGTCAAATTTGATTATGTATATCTATCAAATTAACAATGTTCAAACAGGTGCTGAAACATTAGTTTCTCAATCTGAACTAAAGAACTACCTACCATTTGAAAGTGTTTATGTAAAAGACTCAGCTACAGATGTTAAACCCTATATGTTAGCTAATATGATTGAGCAACAATTTGAAATGATTATGTCTAAACAAGAGAACTTAGAGATTGAAAAAGAGCTAATCAATGATGTTATAGATACGCTAGAGGAAAACAGATAATAGTTTTAAGTAAGGAGAGAGTTTATAGATGAAAGAACTTATAGATAGTAAAGAAATGTTTAATATTCACCTGCATACTGATATGTCAAACATCAAACTTAGAGATAGTACCAACAAAGTAGAGGACGTATTAGACTATGCCCTTAAATTAGGGTTGCCTGGTGTAGCAATTACAGACCATTCCTCTATTGGTAACCATATTAAAGCTACAAGATACATTGAGGACAATCCTGATAAATTTAAAGACTTTACTCTAGGCTTAGGTGAAGAGTTCTATCTATGTGAGAGAGATGAGATTGAGAGAGCTGTAGAAAATAATGAGAGAGTGAAATACCCTCACTTTCTCGTATTAGCTAAGAACCAAAAAGGATATGAGTTCCTAAAGAAACTATCTACTAGAGAATGGGAGAACAGTTTCTGGCATAGGGGTATGCAACGTACACCTACCTATTATGAGGACTTGATTGAGCTTACAAAAGGATATGAAGATGATATTATCTTCAGTAGTAGCTGTATCGGTTCGCCCTTAAGTCAAATGATACTTGATTATCATTATAATAGAACTAAAGAAAACCAAAAACGTATTCATGAATTTATCATGTTCTTTATAAACATTGTTGGTAAAGATGATTTCTATTTAGAGTTACAACCAGCTATCAAACATGATGGTAGCAATAAAGAGATTAAACAAGAGCAACAAATTGTAAATGATATGCTATTAAAATTAAGTGAGGCATACGGTCTTAAATGTATTGTGACTACTGATGCACATTACTTAAATAAAGAACAAGCATTTGCTCATGAAACATATCTAAAAGCATCTAATGGCGAACGTGAGGTACAAGAGTTCTACTCTACAACATATATTATGGATAGAGAGGAGCTTTTAGAATA